TGACTTTATGAGAGGTACTCCCGACGTTATAACTAACGATACGGTAATAGACCTTAAAAACTCTTGGGATTGCTTTACGTTCCCTTTATTAGAGACTGAAATACCTAATAAGGATTACTTTTACCAGCTTCAATGTTATATGGCTTTAACCGGTAAGAAAAAGGCTAAGTTAATCTATACCTTAATGAGTACTCCGGACGATTTAGTACCTAAGTGGGATAAGTTTAACCATAACTACGAGGATATAGATAGCCGCTATAGGATTAAGGTTTTTAGCTTCGATAGAGACGAGGACGTTATAGACGAAATCAAAAAAAGAGTCCTAGAGATTAGGCAACACGTAGAAGTATTAACTACTTTTATTTAACGCTGAGTATATGAATAGTGGCGACTAAACGCAAAGATAAATAATGGCACTAACGATGCCGAGCCATTATTTATATACATTGTTAGGCATCTTTTAAAATTTAATATTATGTGGACTAAATTCTTTGATATGTCATCTGGTGGTAGTGAAAAAACAGATTGGACAGAAATATACATTGAGCTACCAGAAGATAAAGCGGTAGAATACTTTGAAGATAGATTTGATAGAGACCCTCACAATGTAACTTGTAGTTGTTGTGGTAGCGACTTTAGTGTTTATGAGGTTGATGAGAAACCAAAACCAAGTAGCGGGACTTTAATAATAGGTGCAGACGAATTAAATTTTAATTGTGCCTAACACCGAAGTAGGAACCGTTTTAATGGTTTCTAAAGAATGTTAAAGAGCGTTTTAATGCTCTTGACTAAACAAGTATTTTTTAATTTTAATTTTTATATATGTCACAAGACAAGATTTACGTAGGAAACGGAAAAGAAAACGAACAGTATGGATTTGTAAACTTTTCAGTATGTTTAACAGATTTACCACAAGAACACGTTACAGAGTTTAAAGGTAAGAAGTACATTAACTTAACAGTATCTAAGAAAAGAGAGACTGACCAATACGGTAAGACTCATACGGTAACTGTTAACACTTGGAAACCGGAAGGACAAACGGTAGATAATTCTCCGTCTGATTTGCCTTTTTAAGTTTACTTATTAGTGAACTAGATTTAGAAATTATAGAGGGGTGGAAACGCTCCTCTTAATTAAACCAAACGAAATGAAAAAACTATTAATAACTCTTTATAAAAACACCTTAAGCCAAATTACTTTACTATTAGTATTAGCTTCTATCGCTGGTCTATTATCTAATTGGTACGACTGGATTTACCCGGTATTCGTAGTATGTTCTATTATCTTAACCTTTTACGTTTTAGTATTTACTATAGCTGGATTTGTTAACCTTATTAAAGACTCTTTAAAATGAGTTTTATACTATTTATCCTAGCAGCTATTTGTAACGCTGTTATGGACGTAACGCAGTTTCACTATTATAGGTCTATCTTTAATAACGAACCTTTTAGCGAGTCTTGGTGGAACGGGAATATATCTTGGAGAAATAAATACAAGAACGGAACAGTATCACAAGGAAGGAATAATATTCCGGTATGGTTTACCGATGCCTTTCACTTTTTTAAAAGTTTAATGATAATTCTATTAGCTTTCGCAGTAGTCTTTTATAAGCCTTTAATTAATTGGTGGGTAGATTTTATAGTGCTAGGATTTTCTTGGAATATATTTTTTAGTTTATTTTACAAGCACATTTTAAAAACAAAAACTTATGAGTAAAAAACGAAGCGTATCAACAGCCTTTTGGAGCGACCCTTTTATAGAGGATATAGCTCCGGAATACAAACTACTATTCCTTTACCTAATAACTAACGAGAAAACTAATATGTTAGGCATCTACGAAGCTTCTAAGCGTAAAATGTCCTTCGAAACCGGTTTATCTAAAGAAGTAATAGAAGACGCTTTAGAGGTTTTTCAGAGGTTAGGAAAAGTTAAGTACGTAGATAACTATATTATACTAGTTAACTATATGAAACACCAGAAGTACAATACTAATATGAAGAAGTCCGCTATAGAGACTTTTAACGAACTACCTAAAAGCGTTAAAGCTGGTTTAGATTCCTTAGATAAGAATAACGTAGAAGAGTCTTTTAAAGCTCTTATAGAGGAGTATTCGCACGCGGATAAGCTAACTATTAAAACGGAAGTAGAAAACCCTTTAAACTATTACGAGAACGCTCATTTAGTCTTAACGATGGTAGACTATAAGAAGTTATTAAAACATTACGACTCTAGTACTATAGACCATTACATAGCTAAAGTAGAAAACTGGAAGAAGAACGATAAAGTAAAGAGTCTTTATATGACTATTCTAAATTGGCTTAAAAGAGACTCAGAGGTAAAGTCTAACGACGTTAAGATAGTTAAGAACGAATCTTACTCTACCGGGTTCAACGAACATTTTTAAAACGAATAACTATGAGTAAGCAAAAACACTACTACCAATTAAGCGACGTTACTAACGAATTATTTAAACTAAGAGAAAAAGGGTTAACTAGAGGTAAAGAAATAGGGTTTGACTTCGACAAGTGCGGTATGTCCGTTAAAAAAGGTTGTACTACTTATATCGCAGGCGCTCCAGCTTCGGGTAAATCGGAGTTTTGGCTAGAGGTATTAGTTAACCTATCTTGTATCTACGGAGATAAGCATATTATATTCACTCCTGAGACGGGAGAAGTACACGAGGTATTTGCGGAGCTATGTCATAAGTACGTTAATAAACCTTACTTCGGTAAGGACGGGGTAAAAATGACGGAGACGGATAAAGCTCAGTCCGAATACTTTATAGGCGAACACTTTATAGTTATAGACCCGAAAGATGACACTATGTCTTTAGACGAGTATTACGAGATGGTAGATAAGGTAGAAAAGGAATTAGACTGGAAGTTCGCTACTACTACTATAGACCCTTTTAACGAGGTTAAACACGATTTTAGCGGTAGACAAGATTTATATATAGAGGAGTTATTAGGTAAGTGTAGAAGGAACGCTAGGAAAACGGGTAGACATAACTGTTTGATTACTCACGTTAGAGACCAGCCTATTATAGAAAAAGACGGTAAGAGGTTTTGTCCTATGCCTACTCCTAGAGAGTTCGCAGGTGGTCAAGCTTGGTTTAGGAAAGGAGAACAAATGATTATCGTTTGGCGACCTCCTTACGGAGTTACTAGAGATAACGGACAAGGAACTTACGAAGCTAACGAAGCTATAATAAGGATAGCTAAAGAAAAACCTAAAGGAGCTTCTAAGAAAGGCGATTATACTTTTTTCTACAATAAAGAGATGAACGCTTACTACTGTAAAGACTGGGACGGGGTAGATATTTACGCAGATAGAACACCTATAAAGTCAAGAGCTGGTAAGCAAGAAACCTTACAAGGTTTAGACGCTAAAGAAGAAGATAATTTTTTTAAGAATAAATCTTTCGAAAGAACAACTGACGAAGACGATATATTACAAAACACCCCATTTTAACCTAATACTATGGAATTAAACTTAGACACCTTAAAGAGTCACGGGATACTATCGGAGCTAACCGCTAAACTAGAAGCTAGACCCGAAAATACTAAAGAGACTAAAAAGATAATAAGCGACCTTAAGGGCGTTAATTTACACTTACTTAGACTCCAAGAGTGGTACGACCATAAAGACGAGAAACTAACTAAAACCGAACTAGAGAACGATAGAAACGATATGATACTAACTAGCTACCAGAGAAAAATAAGAGTCTTAGAGAAGGAATTAAACGAGATAAAGACAGTACTATACGATAGTATTTAGTTAATTATTAGTAATTTAAGCGAAAAATAAATATAAAAATGTCGAAAGAAGGACTTAGAAACTACCGAAAGAAACACCCACACCAAGTAAGAATGACTACCGAAGAGTTTACAGCTTGGAAAAGTTTTAAAGAAGACGATAAAGAAAGAAATAATCTATTAAAAGACGAAGCCGGAGCAGCTGGTATAGACTTAAAAGATATTAAGCACTATTGGTATAAATCGGAGAAGTTTTCGATGTTCGCTAAAAACTCTAGTAAGACTTACGAAGAGTTAAGAGACGAGATTATAGCGGATATGGACGGTTATAGCCCTAAGTATCCTAAGATTAAAAGAAAACCATCTACAGACGGGCATTTACTTGTTATTGATATAGCGGACCTTCATATTAATAAACACGCTAAAGAGTACAGTACACAAGAAGCAGTTAAAAGAGCTATACTAGGTACTGAAGGGTTACTACAAAAGTCTAGTGGTTTTAATATTGATAAAATTCTTTTTGTTATTGGTAATGATGTTTTAAATACTGACAACATAAGTAAGACAACTACTAAAGGAACTCCACAAGATACAGACGTACATTGGTATAAAGCTTTTACTATAGCTAGAGAGGTTTATGTTAAGTGTATTGAAATGTGTATGCAGGTAGCTGATGTAGACGTTATTCATTGCCCATCTAACCACGATTTAATGTCTGGTTGTTTCTTAGCTGATAGCTTAAATAGTTGGTTTAGATTGTCTAAAAATGTTAATTTCTTTATAGGTCCTGACTACAGAAAGTACTACCAGTATCATTCAAATATGATAGAGTTAGAACACGGAGATAAGGGTAAGAAAGCTAACCTACCTTTATTAATGGCTCAGGAGCAGCCTAAAATGTGGGCAGACACTAAATTTAGATACGCTTATTTACATCACGTGCACCATTCCGACAAAACACAATTCCAAACAAGCAAAGATTATATTGGTTGTAACGTAACTTACTTACGCTCTCCATCTTCTGCCGATGAGTGGCACGAATTACAAGGGTTTATTAATATAGTAGCTGTAGAAGCTTTTATACACAGTAAAGAACTTGGTAGAGTATCGCATTTAACACATTACTTTTAATGATTTACGAATACTACATAAAAGAAAACCCTATAAGCCTTAACAAAGTCTATTCAACTCCTCATTGGACAGTTAGAAGTAAACTTAAAAGTAAATGGTTTGAATTATTTAAAGAGTATTTAGACGTTAACCCTCCAGAGCCTATAGCAGAGTATAATTTAACCTTAACAGTTAATAGCAGGCTAGACCCTTCAAATTGTATAATGGTTATAAAGTTCTTTGAAGACACGTTAAAGAAGCTGGGTTACATTGTAGACGATTCGCCTAAATACTGTAAAAGTATTACCATAAAACCAGATTTAACACTAGAGAAGCCTAGTTTTAGAATAGTATTAGAGAATTTATAAAATTATTCTTATTGATAATCAAGAACTTAG